CAGTCCTCATACCTTTAGGTCTACCCTTAGCCTTCTTACCCTCATCCTCCCACTGTTGGCGAGTCATCAACCTATCAGGTTTACGAGGTCTACCCCTTCCCCTCTTCTTAGGCTCTTCCTCTACAGAACAGTCAGTAATACCACTTGGTGCATTTAAATCATTCATTAGCAAATCATACCAATATTTAGCGAAAAATACCAAAAAGTATAACTTATTGATAAAGAGACTATTTTATTGCTTTTTTGAAATCGCTCTTTTGCAAGATTGGGTGGGTACTATAATAATTACGACACGCCAGCTCCCCTCCCCGCCCCTATTTCAGCGGCCCACCTGTATAAACGTACAGCCTGGATGGACATACAGTGTATAGATATACAGTACTGGATGAATTAACAGGTTGACAGTGTGGGGGTTTATATGGCTGCCAATAGTCTAATCAATACCCATTCAATCTACCTTCATCTATAGGCAATAACTATTAAAAAAAAGTGAAAATAATTCTTTACAATAGCTATTATGTAGAATAGTATCTCTATCACTGCTTAGGCAGAACCACTAACTAAAAAGGATAGAGACATGATGAAGCAGCACACTAAACACTTTGAGATAGCATCACAGTATTCAGCGCTGGGTAACAATGAAGCAGCGATTAGATACCTAGAAGGTATGCTCCGCTCCGCTATGTCTAATAGGGCAGTTAAAGAGATTCAAGCAGAGATTGCTAAATACTCATAAAGGATAACCGCCCATGGACGGGCTATCACTATACTTAAAAGGTATACGTTATGTTCACTATCAAAATATTAATTAATCACATTAATCCCAAGCTTAGATTGGCTTCAATTGACGAAACCTGCCTATCTGGTTCCTATCAGTACACTAGCAGAAACCAGCAAGTAATTCGACACAATGGCAAGCGGTACACTTGGGAGAGCAAATAATGAATTACGCTTATCAGAGCCAGGAAATAGAAAATAATTGGCATTCTGACACTATTGAACGATTCAAGAAACTAGATAGCGATTCCCTAGAATATATCAGGGATGACGCTAAACAAGCAGCAATAGCAGGGGAAGGTATAGATAACCCAAAGACTGGGCAATATTGGGATGAATACCACTATGCTTGCATGGAACTTAAATTCAGGGGGGTTAAACAATGATTAAACTTTCTAAACCATCCAAGATGCCATGTCTTTCTTGGTCTCTAGTGGCTCGAGATACTTGCCCTGGCTCCATCGAGAATGGTGAATTAGTACCAGCATGCGCGGGATGCTATGCCGCTGGCGGTAACTATAGATTCCCCAATGTTAAAGCACCCAGAGTACACAATAAGGATGATTGGAAACGTGACGATTGGGTTTCCGACATGGTCCAGGCATTAGACAATAGTAGATATTTCCGCTGGTTTGATAGTGGCGACCTATACTCTGTAAAGCTTGCCGAAAAGATAAAGCTTGTGATGGAGCGCACGCCATGGGTAAACCATTGGCTACCAACGCGCTCGCACAAGTTTAAAAAGTTTCACAAGGTATTGGACGATATACAAGCATTACCCAATGCCGTAGTGAGATATTCCAGCGATTCAGTAACGGGTGAAACCATAGCTGGCGATACCACCAGCACCATTGTACCAACGCCTGAAGATGCCAGCGAATCCATGACATTGTGTAAAGCCTATGACAATGAAGGCAAGTGTGGCACTTGTAGGCAATGCTGGGATAAATCAAAGAAAGTTATAGCTTACCCAGCGCACGGGAAAAGCATGGCGAAAGTTGTTAATAACATTATAGCGAGAGGATAACCATGATTGATTTCGAGATAACAGATAACGGGGAAACCAAATACCTTACATGGACCAAGCTTTGCGAGTTTGCAGGGACCAAACCATATCAACCAGGCACTCCAGAGTTAGCGTCAATCAAGATGGAATTGGCTAAACGCTGGGATTTAGAACCAGATAGCGTAGTCGTTAGAATGAATCGGCAACCGATACTGTGAGGAAACCATGGATACAATCGAAAAGCTTTATAACATCGCGCACCATAACATAGGCACTATCAATGGCACTATGGACTATAACCGCATAACCGATACGCTTATTACACTTGCCAATGTGATATGTGATTCAGAGACAGATGAAAACATATGGTGGATTGGCGAGGGCGGCTATTTCAGTCTCTCAGACTTAATAGTGGGCGCATATTGGCATTACACAGAATGGCATGGCGGCCAATCTTCAAAAGGTTATACCGCGCTGTCAGCATTAGGCCAAGTATTTCAGCCTAATATGGCAATGCCAGACGATGAAAACCTAGCATACCAGCTTTTGAACCAATTAGCCGAATCAGATAATAAATTGTAAAAAGAGCGCCCCCAATAAGGGGGCCAATCCCACAAAGGAAAGGAAATTATACCATGGATATATCATTTAGCGTTACTAAGTCCGAATACAAGACACTACGCGCACTTATCTTAGTTGCACATAATAATTTACACACCGACTTAGACAATATGGAATTATCAGATACCGGAGCATATGTTCTAAGTAGGCAACAGGAAGTATTAGAAAATTTAAAGAGGGTTATCAACCATGAACAATAAGCAAATAGAGCAATTATCCGAGACAGTCTACGCCATACTTTCATGCCTGATTATGGTGGGCTTCACGTTGCTGGTTTTATTTAATCTATAGGGGTAATCATGCCAACAACTAACTACAAGCTTAAACCAGGCGGGAGAATATGTAGGTGTCCAACCTGCGGAGAGGCATTCTCAGGAATAAAAGCTTTTGATATACATAGGGTAGGGGTGCATGGAGAAAATCGCTCCTGCATACGGTTAGGAGGCTCTAACAGGCATATAATCACTACGCCGAAGGGTAAGCATAAAACATTAGTGCTTGAAACCCTGCCAAGGGGTACATATTGGGGGATATTGAATGAGTAAAGCAGAGACAATTCTTGAGCGGCTAGAGATGGTGAGAAAAACTGGCATTAGCAAATGGATTGCTCGATGCCCAGCGCATGATGACGGCACACCAAGTTTATCAGTTACCGAGATAGAAGGCGGGAACCGCGTGTTGATTCACTGTCATGGCGGGTGTGGGGCATTGGATGTGCTGGAAAGCATAGGGCTAGACTGGTCTGCGCTGTACCCAGATGACTCAGATAATCGCTACAGGCCATTGTATAGGTCTAATCAAGACCAGCGAGCCATTGATGACATGATAGTTGCAATCGCACAAGCTAGACGCGACAAGGGTGAGCGGTTAAATGAATCAGATAAGCAAGCTCTAATCCAGGCAAAGCTAAGAGCGATAGGATAGTTATAGTTATAGCTGTACCTAGAGTTATAGCTATAGCTACTTTGTCATGAAATTCGGACATGAAAAATAAATTTATGTCATTGATTTTGTTAAGTTAAAGTGCTTAAAAATTGCAATTGCAGTTTGTTGGGTTAACTAGTTATAAAACGCGCGTGTTTCGTTGCTAGTTATCAAACACAACACTTGCTATTATGTAACTGCGCCTAGCTGCGGGTAGCTCCCTCAGTGAAAACGGCTCTCACTCCCCCGTGGCGCATTATATTTTTGGGAGTAACAATTAAAGCGGAGTGACTATGCACTACTACAAGCGCAATATTGGCGACTACTCCATAAAAGCTGGCAAGCTGACAATGCTTCAGCACGGCGCGTACACGCTAATTATGGACTGTTGTTACGATAGGGAACAATTCCCCACCAGAGAGCAAGCTATTGAATGGACTTGGGCAGTCTCAGATGAAGAGGTTGCAGCAGTAGAATTTGTGCTGTCTCGGTTCTTTACCCTAGAAGGTGAGCATTATGTGCAAAAGCGCATAGCTGAAGAGCTGGGTGCATACCATGACAGGGCAGCAATCAATAAGAAGAATAGAGCAAAAGGTAGCAGGACTGGTGACGAATCGTCAACGAATGGTGACAAACGGTCACCTAACCATAAACCACTAACTAATAACCATAAACAAATAACTAAGTTTATTAGACCAAAGCCTAGTGAAGTTGAGGACTATGCAAAGCAAATAGGGTTCTCACTTGATGGTGATTATTTCTGCGACTACTACGAAGCGAGAGGCTGGAAGCTAAGCACTGGCCCAATGAAGGATTGGAAGGCAGCGGTTAGGACTTGGAAGCGAAACAGAAAAGAAGATAAAGAATTCAAACCCAGGGAGATAATAATATGAATATCCCCCATAACGTGGACTTCAGAGACTACATCAGCATTATCGGGGAAGCCGAGGCCCAAGAGATACACCATGCTGGGCATTGGCGGGAGCAGATACACGAAAGGGCCAAGAACCTTGAGCTTTCAGGTGACTTATTACCTTGGTCTAAAGTCAGTCAGCACTTCAAGTTAAGGGCTGGCGAAGTGACATTGTGGGCTGGCATGAATGGTCACAAGAAATCAATGGTGCTAGGCCAAGTGGCCCTGTCTTTGATGTGTCAGGGTAAGAAGATTGCGATTGCTTCCCTTGAGATGAAGCCAGAGGAAACTCTTTGGAGGATGTGCCAGCAAGCAGCAGGACTTACAGCAGGACAGCCAAGTCAGGAATTTATTA